TCAGAAAAATTAGCAGTTAACCCTTGCATAAACTGACCAAAACCCCCAGTAGTCCAACTCTTTGTTTCAAGTTGATCTAGCATTTTCTGACCATCAGGAGTTAACTTGCCCTCATCTTTGGCAATCATTAACTCGTCACGCAAGTCTAAAATTTGGTCTTTAAGAGATGACATTTTATTTTCCTTTATGGCTTAGTTAAACCGCCACGATTCAGAGTATCACGAGCGTTTGGTTGTCCTGTTCTTGGTTGTCCTGATGACCCAAGTGCGTTAAATTGCTCTCTAAGTCTATTTGCTGATGGTGCATATAAAGGGCTACTTTGTGTGTATGCATCAAAATCAGTATTAAATTTCACATATGCTTGAGTTGGATTTGTTGTTGTTAATTTAGTGTTTTGAGACAACCAAGTATTTGTAAATCTTGCCAAATCTTGGTCACGCTCCGCTTTTAACCTCAAGGCAGACAACATCAACTTATTACCAGCAACTGTTTTTGACAGGCTAGGTGAACCAGTGTTAATGAACTTCAAATCAGTATCAGTTGGATTAACACCAAGTTGCTTAACTTGTGGTAAGACTAAGTTAGTTGAAATTGACTGTAATGCTTCTTGTCCAGCCAATCCTTTAATGTTGAAATCAGGATTAAACACTTGACCAACCCTACCAACTTGCAACATTGTTTCTTGACCAAATCCAGTTTTTACACCCTCATCTAACAAGATTTGCATACTATCAACAGCACTCAAAATTGGTCTAGCTGAACTTCCAGCCTTAATGTTTGATGTAATAGTGTCTGTAAGGTTTTCTCCAAAACCTTTTTGCATTTGATTCGACACATTTATGTTTGTAACAGGTCTTTCTCTTGTTGAAAGTTCTTCTGCTTTTTGGCTTACCTTATCAAGACCAGCCTGACCATAAGTAGAAAATATTTTCTTAGGGTCTGTTGTTTGATAAAGAAAATTAGCGGCATTAGCCATAGTTCCTGTAAATGGTTCAACTTTTTGACCTTGTTTAATTACTTTAGGAGTTTCACCCAAAACAGGAACAGACATTATTGTTTCATCACCTTTAACTGTCATTGTTTTGGGAGCGTTTTCCTCAAGGATTTTTCTACCTTCAGGTGTTTTACGCAATTCAGCAACAATTGCTAGGTTAGGAGTTCCATCTGCATTAAACAACTGTCTTCCAAGTACTTGAGCCTTTTGAGTTTGTAAGTTTTGGAATCCTTTAAATTGCTGGTCAATAACTGCTTGCCCGACTGCTCCATAACCTTGCAAAGTGTTGTATACCTGTTCATCAATAGAACCATCAGCTTTATATAGATTTCGAGCCAAGCGTTGCAATCCCAATTGAAGATTCTCAGTCTTTCTTGCCTGAGCATTTTTCATCTCATCATTGAGCATCAATGCGGTATTTCTGTCGCCAGTTTGCAATGCCATTTGAATTGCTCTGGCAAAAGTCTCAGGCTTGTCTGGGTCAATCATGCTTAACATCTGTTGACGCTGAGAAATCAACTGCAACTGTGGGTCTTGACCACCCAAAGCACCACCAAGAACATCACCCAACTGTTGACCACCACGATAGAAGCCAAACTGTGCTTGTTGCATTGGTGTCAATTGAGCATAAGCCAATGCTTCATCTTGCATAGACCTTTGCCGTCTTTGCATATATTCCATCTCTTGAGCACGAGAGAGTTCAGGGCTAAACATTCCACCAACAATAGATTGAGGGGCTTGTCTTGCTGTTAGTGGTGAATATGGTTCAGCATTTGGAGTGAATTGAACATTCTCAGTAATTGTTGGTTCAAGACTATCAATACTAGATTGACCCATAGGAGAATTTGCAATTCTTAACAAATTTTCTCGTGCCATTTCAGCCCTGCGTTGTTCTTCTTCTCTAATTCTTTGAGATTCAAAATCCATATCGCCATAATTTGGATTTGCTGTGTTCGCAAAGAGTGTATCCATTGGAATTGTGTAGGTGGGGGTTGCCATGATTTATTCCTTTATAAGTAACCATATCCAAGTGCCTCTAAATCCGCACCACTCATGGGATTTAAAGGTCTTGTAGATGTAGGCACTGCGCCAGCAATATTTCTGTTCATTCTGTAATCGCTAAAGGCATTAACTAAGCCTTGTTGTGCATAAGGATTGTTTCCAAATCCTGTCAATGCCGCACCCAATCCACTTTGACCAGCCGCCCCTTGTAGAGTCCTTGCCGCACCCAATCCACCAGCAAGCAACGATTGACCAACATTACCACCAGCAGTAGCAGAACGACCACCAAGTTCAGAACCCAAAGCTAAAGGTTGCTGACCAAGAGACTCAATAGTAGAACCAGCACCTAAATAAGCACTGAATGGGCTTAATGCGCCAACCTGACCAGCTTGATACTGCCCCATCAAGCCAGCACCAGAACCGAGCAACCCTGCACCAAAAGCCACATTTTGCTGACCAGCTTGTTGCGCCTGAGAAGCCAATGCCAAGTCTTGTTGCGCCAATGCGTTGTAGTACGCTTCCATTTCAGGAGTTGTAGCACCCAAACCACCAGCACCACTTGGACGCAATCCTGTAGCACCTACAGACAAACCACCACGACCTGTTTGGAACAACTGGTTTTGCAACTGAGAATATTGACGCTCACGACTTGGTGCAAGCAAGTCTTGTTGCTGTTGCATATATTGAGCCGCAACTTGTTCAGGAGACTGCTGTAGATACTGCTGACCCAATCCAAACAATCCTTGAGCACCTTGTTGAAGTGGAGCAAACTGTTGCTGTGCCATCTCAGCCTGAGTCAAAGCACCGCCTGTAAGAGCCTGTAATCGGTCTTGATAAGCTCGTAATTCAGGAGAGACTGTGTAACCAGCACCAGTTAGATAACCGCTAGGGTCAAACTGGAAGTTGGAACTGCCATAGCGAGTAGTTACACCTACAGGGCGAAACTTAGCCGCTTCAGCCGCAAGTCGTGCAGACTCAAGTTGCGCTCGTGCAGATGTTTCAGCCGCCTGTTTTGTGGCTCTACTTTGCATCGAACCGCCAAGCAGTGATGCCCCTGCTCCAATAATTGCTCCAATAGGCATATCAATCTCCCTTAATCAAAATTTCATCCACTTTAGACGGGTCTTTCTCGTCTGTGGCATGAATACAAAACCAAACACAATCTGTTATCGCTTTGACTCCATGAGTCAACCCTGCTTGTATCTCAATACACGCTGGTGCAGAAACAATATCAATCTCAGTACCACGCAACACAGCAACCTTGCCATGAGCCAATATCGACAAATGACTGAAGTCATGCGTATGTTTCAAGATGCTCATTCCAGCAGTGAAGAATGACTCTTTGGCATACAACCCATCACTGAAATGATGAGTAATGCGAAATTGAGAGTCTTGAACCATCATACTGTGCGCTTCCACATATACACAGTAATGTATGGCTGATAGTTGGCATTTGTGCCACTTGAGCCAGTTGTACTATTAGATACACTGATACCAGTAACAGCACTACCAGTATTTCCTGCGGTAGTGGCTGGAACTGCAACGCCTGAAGCAACCGCACCACCAGCAACAAGTGATGTGTGCAAGTGTCCGGGGTCTGTAACTGTTGCTGTATGAGTGTGGCTAACAACAATAGCATCTGCACTACCACCAGTTTCTTCAGCAGTGTCAAACAGTGCATTACCCGCATCAAAACCAACAGGAACACGACCAGCACCAAATGCAGTCCATGTGCCAAAACCAAGCAATGTTGCAGGGTTAGTGCTGACAGAAGCATTTGTGTAGATAGAACCTACTGGATACAGCAAAGCAATTGCCGCTTGAACAAAAGCAGTTGTGGCTATAGTGGTTGTATTGCTTCCATTAGACTGAGTAACAGCAATAGTGCCTGTGGGCAATGTAGGTGTACCAGTAAAGGTAGGGCTTGCCAAATCTGCCTTGGTTGCAATGGCAGTAGCAATGTTGTTGAACTCAGTATCAATCTCAGTACCCTTGACAATCTTCAAAGGATTGCCAGAAGATAAAGCATCTTTAGTGGCAAAGTTGGTTGCTTTTGTGTAATTTGTCATATCTATCCTTAACTTAATCTACCTTGTTTGGATTGAATCTCAATCTTCTGAAATGACAATGCTGTCCCATTGATGTCAGACTCATACCCCGATTGCACAACCTTGCCAGAACCTGATGCTGAAACTGTCAATGTTTGCAAAGCAATACCATCAACATATTCTGCAATGACCGTAGCGTTTGCACCATACTCTGCAACACCATACAGACTTTCGCCTTGGGTTGGGATAGTTGCACTGTCAGACAAATAATTGGTCTTAAAGTCAAATCCCCACTTGAATGTAACTACTTGATTACTTCCACCAATCACAACAGTAGACAACTTTTTCAAAATAGAAGTGACATTTTGATCGCCAAGGTCAGAATGGTTCGTGTAATACAACATCCTGTACTTGGTATCATGGTCTTGAAAAGTACCGTACTTTCCTACATAACCATTCTTGCCAACTAACAAATCACCGTTTCTGCGAGACAACAATGATGTTGGTTCTATAGAGTCCCAAGTTGTAGCCCTTGCCGCACCATCCTGCAAATACGCTTTGGTGTCAAAGCAGAACACTGACTTTGTACTAGGTGTAGTCAACAAGTAAAAGGCTTCACGCTCTGAATAGACAGACTTGATGTTAGCCAATGTCTCACCAGCCACAATATCCATC